CAGCAAAGTAAACGAACGTCCTTCGTCCATCAGTTCGTCTACATCTTCTCCTGCCTTTCGAGGATTGCCTTTCATCAGGGCTTCTGCCAGTTCATCGCCATACTCACGTCTTGCCCAACGGATAGACACGTCCGTAACTTCACGGATAATGTATTCTGCATGTTGCAGGTCAAGGTAGTTTTTAATGCGTCCGTCCACAAGCACAGAGGTAAGCGGCAACACTTCCAGCCGAGGATAACCAGACGGATGCTGTTTATGCGTACCGATCTTATTGTCCCAAGATACTGTAAGCCACGCATTACCCAATTTGTCATAACATCTGGTATAGTCCTTCATGTGCAGCATGAAATTGTTTTTGTTATGAATATACTTACCTGCGGCATCAAGAATAGGCATGAACGACTTATGCGCCGGATTATCCGAATAATGGACAAACTCAATCTCCGATTCGACAATCGACGCTACCTGACCTTCAATCGTTGGCGTGAGTATCGGGATAAACGACATGGGCGCACTGGGATCGTCAGAATATACATCTCGTTTGCAGACAAACATTTGGTTGATGTCGTCCCATTCTGATCTGTATTGGTCTACTTCCGCACAACGTTCATGATAAAGTGCAGAATAATACCGACCTCGTTCCATTTTTTCTTCCGACATTAAATCACTTGGCGATTTTGAACTGAATGTCGTATCGTTCAGTTCTTCGTTTATTACCATGTCTGGTTTTGTTTTCATTTTCATTTAAGTTTCCCCTCTCTTTTTTTAATCCATTCCTGTGCGGAGTAATACCCGTCTTTAGTCATATATGGACTGTCCTTTTTAACCGGCATATCCTCGACTGGGAGTGGTTTTTCTTCTTCTCTATCAAGTTTGTCCACAATCCATTCTAATGTTTCATTGATCTCTCTGATGCGATTGCATAGATAATAAAGAATTACTGCTACAACTGCGACAACTACCACCAACAATAGAAATGCAACTTCAATGCCTAGCATAACGATTATTCAACACCTTTCTATCCTTGAAAAAACTATTAGGCTTTTTCTGCTGTTCTTTTGCGTATCGTGACGCAAGGCTTTTGCTCAATGTACCTTGTTTTACCATCATGTCCAACTGTTCTGGGAAATAGAACCCTTTAAGTTCTTTTATTTCTGCCTGTTCCTCACAGGATTGTTGTTCTTTTGCCTTTAATAGAATAGCAAGAGCTATTACAAGATCATCGTGCGCACCCATTTCCGCACCCATAAATGTTCCCTTGTTCTTTTTGCTTTGTCTGGTAAAAGAAAGCATCTCGCTTAACGTTTCATAATCATTTATCTTGCCGATATTCGTATCAGACCACTCGATGAGATTGTCAATAATAGATTGCCGATTGCCAACGGTGGTTCTAAACCCTAATTTCTGTTCATACCCGTCAGAATAACTATCTTTAGGACGTTCACGCTGATATATCTTAGTATAATGCCATTCTTTTAACTTCTCTATTGGATATTCACTGAAATTGACCTCTGGCGCAATCAACGCATCGTTATACATTTTTAATAGACCATATACTTGCAACATACATTCATTAACTGGCCTTTGCGATCTGAATACCGCCACTTGTTCATCGGTAATATTATCAAAAACTGGCATGGCAAAGAAGTCTGCGCCTTCTCCAGCTGTATCTAATGCGGCAACATAAGGGTGCTTTGGATTTGGTGCTATATATATCGTTGTTTCGCCATCAATACTAATATTATGCGTGATTGTTTCAATAATTGGAACGTCTTTATCGTCTAATTCGTATGAGAAATTTATATGATAAGGCGGATTTTTTCTATATTGTTCTTCTAACTCGCTCATTCTTTCAGCTATTTTATTGGAATCAAAAACAGAATGTCCGGCAGTACCAGTAAGACCAAGACAGTCAATGCGATATCTATAAGGATTTGTGTTTTTAAGTCTTTCGAGTTTAGCGGCATACTGGTTCGGTTTTGAATAATCAGCCGTACCGTCTGTCTTTAACCTGAAATTCCATTTATTATCCTTGTATGTTGAGTGATGAATAAGATAATCAGATACAACAGGGTGTCCTTGTACGATTGTTTCTATTATCCCGGTTTGAGTACATTCTATTGTGTTGACCTTGAAGTATGACTTAAGCCATAAAACAAGCCAGAACGTATTAAGTGGAGGGTTAAATGAAAGAATTAGTCGGCATTTTATGTCATAAGCACGAATACTATCGTCTAACGTCGTGATTGTATCCTCCAAATTTTCTTCCGTAGTTTCTTCATACCACAAATCTGTTGCATTACCATTTTTGAATGTAATGGATTTGACGTTATCGGCCTTATCCATACCAGTAAACACTATTTCACTTTTAGTAACCTTGTTATACATGCGCATATCTGGATTTTCGCGGATATCCCATATATCCTGCAACTTAAATTGGTATATAACCTTATACATTTCAGCAAAACACGAATTACGACAGTCGGTTGCTTGCTTTCTTAGGATAACAAGGTTGCGCCCTTCGGTTGTTGATAATTGCATAACAAGCTTTTGACAAATAAAGACGCTTTTTCCAGAGCCACGACCGCCCCAGTATATTTCATAGTTGAATATCTTCCATAAATACGGATGAAAGGCAGGATTAAACCATTCGTCTGGTATTTTTATATCATACTCTTTTTCCATAATAGCTTTTTTAGCCATTTGGATTATCCTCGTCAGAAATAATCTCATAATCTATGCTAGTGTCGGGAGTATAACTCTTGTCCCCAACAGTAAGATTGACCTGTACGACATTATTGCCAGTATTAACAGCATTCTCCCTGTACTCCGGCATCCTTGATTTCAGGTTAAACATGGCGACATTTCCCTTGCAGAACGAAGGGTCGTCTATACTCTTCTCCCACAACTGATCTTCCAGATCAACGGCCTGTAACCGTTTCAATGCTTCCAGACAAAATCCATAAACAGACTTTGCGCCCTTTTCTACTTCCCATAACATCGGTGCGGCGCGTTCTATCTTCAACGAATCACACGCCTTTGAAGTGCTGATGTTATCCATGCGCATATTCAAATATTGCACCTGCGTAGAGGATAGGTCTATCGGCTCTTTATAGATATCGAATGTCTTATCCACTTCGCCTGTCAGTTCCTTAATGTCACCCTTTGTCTTGTAATACATTAAAAGCCCATAACGGATCAGCGCAGATGTGTAATCTACATAATCTTCTATGGGCTTCTGCTCAACAGACTCTTTTACCGTAAGTGTCTTTTTTACCTTTACGCCCTTAGGCATCTGCAACACTCCTTCATTAACTCTACCTCAAACAATAACACTTATTATTTATTTGTCAAATCACCCCACCTATAAAAAAAGAGGGGATATAGATTATCAGCCGTACCCTTACATCTCAAGCACTTTTGATATCTTCCCTCTTTTTCCTGCACGTTGCGCCTAAACGCAATCTCTGCCTTACACCCATTATACCATGCCGCACAATACCACACGCCGCCCCCCACTTAACGCCCCCCCCCCTT